GTTTACGTGTAACTCACCAATCGTAATTACTACCGCACCATAACAAACTAACAAAGGGGCAAAAAATGGCACGACTCAAAATAACAAGGGCTACCGGCGAGGTAAGCGAGCATCAAATCTCGCCGCGTATTGAGTACGCCTTTGAGTTATACGCAAAAAAAGGCTTTCACAAAGCTTTTAGAGATGACGAGAAACAGAGCGACGTATATTGGTTAGCGTGGGAGTGCTTACGTACATCCGGCGAAACCGTAGCAATGTTTGGAGCCGAGTTTTTAGATACTCTTAAAAAGGTCGAGGTACTAGACGACGAGCCTTTAAGCTAGGGCGCGGCACTCTAACCTATTTGGTAGCGCAACTATCAATACGGTTAGGGGTCGCGCCTCAAGCGATACTCGACTTAGATGCCGAGATGTTTAAGATGTTAGTAAAGGTATTAAACGAGCAAGCGGAGGAGTCTAAAAATGTCAGTAAAACTAGACGGCGTTAAAGAGACTCTACGCGCTATCCGTAAAATAGATCCCGAGCTGCTTAAAGAGATGAATAAAGAGATTAAAGGCATCATGATCCCGATACGGGATAAGGCTCGAGGTTATGCGCCCACGTCTGCGCCGGGTGGCCTTTATAACTGGGACGAGGGTGCTTATACTAAAAAGATTACGGCGCGTAATTCTGCCTTTCGTACTTTTAATAGTGAGGGCCGTGTACGCCGTTTTCCACTTTACCAAGCCGAGGTAGCACGTAAAGGTATTTATTACTCAGCCTCGCCAAGCAAACGCAATAGAAGCGGATGGAGCTCTCAATACATCGTAGCTAATGCATCAGCTAGTGGAGCTATCTATGAAACCGCCGGACGTAAAAACCCGGGAGGAGATCCTAAGAGCCGCTCTAATAACCCGGGAGCCGGTGCAAACTTTATTAACCGTATGGGCCCTCTTTATGGCGATGGTAAAAGCCGCGGCCGTATGATTTTTAGAGCATGGTCGGAGGATCAAGGTAAAGCACAAGCGGCCGTAGTAAAGGCTATCCAAAACACGATCGCTGCCTTTAATCAAGGCCGTTACGACAAGGCCGCATAATGGCAAAGTTACCCGATTTATATGTAAACGCCGTTACTACTTTCGACGGTAAAGCCCTTACTAAAGGTCAGAAACAAATCGCAGGGTTTGAGAAAAATGTAAAAAACCTAGCTAAGGCTTTTGGTCTTACTTTTAGTGCAGCCGCTTTAGCTCAATACGGGAAAAACGCGGTTAAGGCTTTTGCAGCTGAGGATGCTCAGGTCAAGCAATTAACACAAAGCCTAAAAAATCTAGGTTTAAGTTTTGCTACACAAGATGTAAAACAATACCTCGACGTGCTCGAGCAGGCAACAGGGGTAAATAAAGATCAGCTGCAACCGGCGCTACAAAAGATTTTACAAACTACCGGTGATATTGCTAAGTCTCAAGAGATTTTAGCTCTAGCTCTAGATACCTCAGCCGGCAGCGGTCAGGATTTAGCTAGCGTTAGCCAAGTATTAGCACAGGCATATGTAGGTAATAACCGAGGGTTACGTACTCTTAATATTGGTCTTACTCAGGCCGAGATTAAAACGGCTAATTTTGCGGACATACAAGAAAAGTTAATAAAGATTTTTGGTGGACAGGCAGCGGTAGCGGCCGATACCTACACAGGTAAATTAAATAAACTGACTATCGCGGCTGAAAATGCAAGCGAGGAGATCGGTCGCGGTTTGATCGGAGCCCTCGAGGGCTTAGCTGGGGCAGATGGCAATTTAGATCCGCTTATCGATAAAATGAATAAACTCAGCGTAGCTACGGGCGATTTTATCTCCGTACTTTTTGGCGGTAAAACTAAAGATGGTTATAGTCTTAAAGATGCTATCGATATTGTATTTAGCGGCGGCGTAAAAGGTTTTGGTAATCGCTCTTTATCAGCTAGTAACCAAGATACACAAAGAGCAGATGCAGCGGCAGCGGCTAAGGCCACGGCTGAAGCGGCTAAACGTGAAAAAGAGCGCCTAGCCCTACTAAAAAAGCAAGCACTATTAGAGAAAAATAAACTTTCGTTATCAAAGGCTGCGGCCGTGTTTGACACTAACCGCATCTCTATCGCCGCGGCTCTACGCGCTACTTACGACAAAGAAACGATCCTACGCCTCGAGGCCCTACAGGCTATTGAGGAAGATAACGGCGAGCTCGCACTCAAGAAAATTAACGAGCTAGCGGCCCTGCAAAAAAATGCAGACATGGCCAAACTAGCCGGTATTACTCAAATTAGTAACGCAACCCTCGAGGCTATTAACACTCAATTACTTAACGAGCTTACCGCGATTGATAAATCAAAGATGGCCGAAACGGATAAAGAAAACGCTCGGCAGATTGCTTTTGGTAAATATAATGCAGCTATTACCGCAGCCGGTGAGTTAGCGGCTAAAGAAAGTTATAGCGAGCGCGTACAGATCCAACTAACCGAGATCGCTAAATTAGCCTCGCTAAGTAAGACTAGTAACGCATCTTTAACGCTTAATAAACTCCGTGAGTCTGAGGAGTTAGCGATGATCGATCGCGTAGCTAAAGCACAAAAAGCCGCCGATGATGCTCGACTTAAAGCTTTACAAGAATATGCCGCAGCTTTAGGCAGAATAGGCACCGGAGGCGGAGCCGTCGGAGGAGTAACGGGTACTACTCCCGGCTCGGTCGGTGGAGCACCGGGATCACCAAGCGGAGCGCCTGCAACTATCGCCGATGTAAAGGCTAAAGAAGCTGCCGATGCTATTAAGTATTTCGCGGACACAGTTACAGACACTTTCCAAACCGTCGAGGACTCAGGCGCTTTTAATGCTCTAGTTAAATCTTTTATGGGTGGAGCTATAAATTCATTTAATGCCGGTGAGTTTAGAGCTAACGAGGGTGGAGCATATGGTGGTTTGTCCCGTGGTGGTGCTTTTGATCGTGATGTAAAAGTAGAGCTAACAGTAAATAGCACTATCGCGGATCCGGAGGCTATAGCTCGTGCGGTTGAGGATGTACTCAATCAATCAACCTACCGAGGTACCTCAGTTAATAGAGGCTCCGGAGATTACTCGATAGCATGAGTACATGGCTCCCCGAGTGGCGCATAACCGTCGGTACTACCGTTTATACAAACGTCCTAAGCGTAACAATGGCAACGGGTCGCGATGATATCGATTTACAATGCAACGCCGGCTATGCCCGTATGGAGATCGTAAACGTAAATAATACGGCCTTTGACATCGACGTAACCGATGTACTAACTCTCGAGCTTAAGAATAGCTCCGGTACTTATGTGCCGGTGTTTGGCGGCGCGGTATCAGATTTTGGTATTTCGGTCCGCTCTCCGGAGGAGGTAGGCTTTATAACGATCGGTAGCATTTTGGCCGTCGGATCACTAGCAAAATTAACTAAAGCTCTTTTCCCGGATGCCTTGCCTAAAACCGAGGACGGCACTCAGATATACGACATACTCAATGAGCTACTTATTAACTCATGGTTTGAGGTAGCCCCGGCTCTTAGGTGGATGGACTACGACCCTACGACGACGTGGGCTAATGCAGAAAATGTAGGACTAGGCGAGATCGATCAGCCTGGTCTATACGAGATGATTAGTAGAGCAGCCGATCCGGCTAACAGTTATAACCTCTGCGCTCAAATTGCACAAAGCGCACTAGGACAAATTTACGAGGATAAAGCCGGGCGCGTTTGCTACGCCGATGCAGACCATCGTACGGCTTATCTATCGGCTAACGGCTATACGACTTTATCGGCTAATTACGCTACTCCGTCTAGCGTTAAATCTATCCTACAAATAGGCAAGATCCGTAACTCCCTCGTATTTAACTATGGCAATAATTACAATAATCAAGCTACGGCCCTCGATGCCGACTCCATCGCTAACTACGGCCGTTATCAGCGAGCGGTAAATAGCAACCTGCATAACCTAAGCGATGTAAACGATGTAATGGATCGCGAGTTAGGCCTACGTGCTATCCCTCGAGAGCAGCTACAGGCGATTACCTTTAGACTAGATAGCGGCGACCTACCCGATGCAGAGCGTAATAAGCTCATTGATGTATTTTTTGGCGAGCCTATTGTTATTAACAATTTACCGATCAATATGTTTAACGGGTCGTTTAATGGCTTTTTAGAGGGTTTTGCTATCCGGGCTACGCCTCAATTTGTGGACATAACACTCACGCTAAGCCCTACAGATTTCTCACTCGTTGCGCCACAATGGGACACGGTTAGCCCGGCTAACCTAGTTTGGACGGGTGTAAACGCTACACTCATCTGGGAAAATGCTTTTGGAGGTTTGACATAATGGCAACAGTAACGCCTAATTTTAATTGGCCGGTACCTACATCGACCGACTTAGTAAAAGATGGAGCTACGGCAATAGAAGCCCTAGGCGACTCCATCGATGCAAGCTTGCTTGATCTCAAGGGCGGCACTACGGGACAGGTGTTAAGCAAAACTACTAATACTGATATGGACTTTACGTGGGTTACTACGGATGATGCTAACGCTATCCAAAACTCTATCGTGGATGCTAAGGGCGATTTAATCTCAGCTACAGCTAACGATACTCCGGCTCGTTTAGCGGTAGGCGCAAATGGCGAGACACTCGTAGCAGATAGTTCCACTTCAACGGGCTTGCGCTATACGGCTGGAACGGTTCAAGGCAATCCAATTCTAAACTCAGCGTTTCAAATCTGGCAACGCGGCACTTCTGTTGCAGGTAGCGGTAGTGCATACAATTACACCGCAGACCGTTGGCAGACTAACGCTTCATCTGCAATTACTGTATCGCGACAGGCAACAAGCGATACAACTAATCTGCCTTTTGTCCAATACTGTGCAAGAGTTCAACGCAATAGTGGTTCAACTTCAACAACAGTTCCAATTTTGGCACAGAGCATTGAAACAATTAACAGTGTCCAATTTGCTGGCAAAACTGTAACATTTTCTTTTTATGCTCGAAAAGGTGCAAATTATAGTGATGCATCTAGTCAAATTACTGCTTATCTGATTACTGGCACAGGCACAGACCAAAATGTTTTGGTTGGTGGTTATACAGGAAATAGTGCCCTAATCGTACAAACACCAACTCTGACTACTACTTGGCAACGATTTACCTACACTGCAACCGTTGCCACAAATGCAAGTGAAATTGGAATAGAGTTTTTTTACACTCCAACTGGCACGGCAGGCGCAGCAGATTTCTTTGAGGTCACAGGCGTTCAGATTGATGTTGGCAGCGTGGCGCTGCCTTTTAGAACTTATGCAGCAACAATCCAAGGAGAATTAGCCGCTTGTCAAAGGTACTTTCAAAAGAGTTATATCCAATCGGCGACCGTTCCAACAAATGGTACGAATAGTGGTGCAGTTTATGCTATTAGCGGTAATGCCGCTAATAGCAATGTAATTAACCGTGTTAGTCTTCCTGTTGTTATGCGAACCTTACCAACCGTTGTTATTTATTCGTACACAACAAGCCAAATATCAAGAGTTTCAGACGGTGGCGGTGCAGATTTAACTGCTAGTAGTGGCGTGGCAATAGCACAAGGCGATGCTGCATTTACTGTTCAGAATACAAGCGGTGGTACTATAACTGCAGCATATGGCGGATTTTTATTTCACTATTCAGCGAGTGCGGAGTTATAAAAATGGAATATACATACAAAATAATTGATACACCACTAGGGAAAGTCTTGCTTCGTTCTGATGGGGCTTCTATTCCTTTTGACGAAGCCAATTCGGATTATCAACGCTATCTAAACCCAGAAGCGGAACAATCCACACCGAGTTTTCTAAGTGGAGAGTAGCTATAACGGCTACCCGGCCTCTAAAGATCCGGATGCAATTAAAATAAAGTCCTACCCTGTAAAGGGTACGGATCGTAAGCTAAGGTGCGCCGAGAGTGTTGGGCCTCTCTTGGCCGCCTTTGCTGCGGAGTTTCACGAGCTAATCGAGCCGATCGATGAGGGCACGTTTGACGATTGGGGCTACGCTTACCGTATGGTGCGCGGCAACCCTACAAAATTATCGTGCCACTCATCCGGTACCGCTATCGATCTAAATGCTACAAAGCACCCACTCGGCAAGGCGGGCACTTTCCCGGCTGAAAAGATCCCAATGCTAAGAGCACTAGCTAAAAAGTACGGCCTTAAGTGGGGCGGCGACTTTAAGAGCAGGCCGGACGATATGCATTTTGAGGTAGAGGTAACGGCAAGCAAGGCTAAAGCCTTAATCGCTAGTTTAGGTTTATAGTTAGATAAATCCTTAAGGGCACTAAGGAGCAACAAATGAAAGAGCAAGCAATAGCGGCGGCAAAATCATACGGTCGAGCATCTCT